AGTTCGAGACCGGATCCCGGCCGGGGTGTGCGTGCGGCGATGGCATCAAGGAGCAGGTTCCAGTCGGAGGCGAGGATGGGGTCGCCGGGCTTCTTGCGGGGAGGCAGTTTCACTGGTGGCGTCAGGCGGAGTAGATGTCCGGATCCCATCCGCCCCGGTCGCTGGCGAGCCACTCGGCCTCGATGCGGAAGGCGTTGCCCTCCTGCGTCTGGGTGACCCCGTTGAGGAGCCATGTCCTGCCGCCCGCGAGAGCCGGAGCGGGACCGGAAGGAGCGGAGATGTTCCCGATGGAGTTCAGGTCAGCCGAGACGACCGGGTAGTCCCGCACCCAGCTCTCGCGCCAGATGACCCGCGGGCTGTAGTAGGAAGTCTGACCGCGCAGGAGCTTCCCGAGGAGTTCCATGCCGCCCACGCTCGTGATGCGGTCCTTGAGGATGCGGCCCTGATCGTCCTTTTCCTTTCCCGAGGCGATCTGGCGGAGGACGTCCCGCTCGGCTTCCGGCAGGGTGTCGTAGCGTGGGTGACTCAAGATCGGTTCCTCGGAGAGCGAGAGCCCCATGGTGTAGACGGCGGAGTCCTTCTCGGCTTCTCCCTCCTTGGGCTCGGCTCCGGCGTACTCGCATACGATCTCGGCAAGGTCGCCCTCTGTGATCGTGGCAGTGACCTGAGAGACGGAAATGAAGGGGACGTCCGGGTGCTGGGTGCCCGGGCGGGGCATGAGGGCGGCAGCGGAGTTCCGGTGGCAGTGGAAGACCTGTGTGGCGGTCCACTTGCCCTCGCGGTCGATGCGCAGGGAATATCCCGGCTGTGGGTAGAGGACACCGGGCTGGATGGCGACGTGCAGCGGCATTGCCGGGGAGATGCGCGTCAACCGAACGCCGCCTGTGGTGTGCCGATGGTGCGGTCCATCCGGCGGGAGATGTCCCCGAGCAGGCGATTGGTTTCCCCGGTGAGCCGGTTGTTCTCGCGCTGGGCATCAAGCAGACCCGGCTGGTATCCACCTCCACCGACTCTACCAAGTGAGGTGACGATTGGTTCTGTGCTGCGCCCTGTGCCTGGAACTTGTCCCTGTGCCGGGCCCTGTGGCTGGGCAGCTTCCTTCAGGGCTGCTGCCGCGGCTCCGGCTGGTTCGGTCACTGCGGCACTGATGGTCCCGACGATCTTCGCGAGACTTTCCCGCAGGCCAGCCGTGCCGATGAGATCGGACCCCGCCTCCTTTCCCGCCTTCTCCGCAGCCCGGTTCACGCTTTCGGAGAACCCCGGAGCGCCGGCCTGCATGAGCGAGGAGGCCCGCTCTGCCATGTCCCGCGGGCTCATCCCGAAGAAGTCCGCTCCCTGCGCCTGACGCGATGCGAGGATCTTCCCGAAGTCGTTCTCCACGGCATCGGCATCAAATCCCAGCAGGTCGGACATGCCGGGGATCTTCAGCAGTCCCTTGAGCAGCGAAGCGACTACCCACTGCATGCCTGCCTGAAGGTACTGGACGGGCGTCTGGAAAGCTTCGAGGAGAGCGGCCCCGAATCCGGTCGCCACGCCCAGCAGCACGGTGCCGAGGTTCTGCCACATGGCTCCGTCGGTGATCAGGTTCCAGAAGAAGCCGACCGCCGTGCGGAATCCTGAAACCAGAGCATTCACGCCCTCGGCAAACCCGAGCTTCAGGGAGGCGGAAACGAGGGCTGGAATCTGGCCGCTGCGGAAGGCGGCTGCGGCAAACGAGATCGCCTCCTTTGCCTGCCTGCCTGCTTCCGCCGCCAGTGGACCGAGCTTCTGCACCATGGCGATGGCTTCGGTCATGAGCGGACGGAGCGCGTCATTGATGGGAGTGCCGAGCGTGAGGAAGACTTCCCCGATGCTGTCCTTCAGTGTCGAGAAGAGTCCCGTGGTCGTGCGGCTCTGGGCTTCCATCATCCCGGAGAACTGGCCACCCCGCGAAGTCATCGCGATGAACGCCTGCTCGATCTGGGGGAATCCGACCTGACCGGTTTCGACGAGCTTCTTGACCTGGGAATCGGAGACTCCGAACTGCCGGGCGAGCTGCTGGATGATGGGGATGCCGCGGCCGGTGAGCTGGTTGATGTCCTCGGCGAAGAGGCGTCCCTGCACGCGGGCCTTGCCGTAGAGTTCGGCGATTTCACCGATGGGGGCCTGCACGCCGGCGGACACGTCACCGATGCGCCGGAGCGTGTCTGGCACTGTGTCGGCTGATTCCCCGAAGGCGATCAATTTGCGCCCGGCGTCTGCCAGTTCCGGGAACTCGAATGGCGTCTGGGCACCCAGTTCCCTGAGGCGTGCGAGGATGGCTTCGGCCTTCGCCGCGTCCCCGATCATGGTGGTGAAGGCAGCCTTCGTCTGCTCGAACCCGGCGGCAGCGGTGACCGCCTTCATGCCGACGCCCGCCGCTGCGGCCCCACTGGCGAGGGCCGAGGCGATCGATGCCTTCATGGCTGATCCTGCCGCACTGAACCCGCTTTCCAGTGCCGCGGCCCCTCCCCGTCCGAGTCCAGCCAGACCAGCGGCCCCGATGGCGCTCATTCTGCGGGCGGAAGCGGCGACGAGCTGGGTGGCAGCCGCCATGCCGCGCTTGAGGGCAGAGAGGTCGGCTCCGAGGGTGACGGTCAGGGCGCTCATGCGCCTGGAGTGGAGTCAACGACAGAACTTCCGGGGGAATGAAATCTTGCTATTCCGAGAGAGAATGTCCGCCACTTCCACGCTGCATTTCTTCAGGCCGTCGAGGTGTAGGTCTCTTCCCTGATACCCCGCGAGGGCCTTTGCCGCTTCGGCGCTGATGTCCGTCAGGCCGTTGAGGGTGAGTTGCTTACCTGCGTGTCCCGCGAAGGCCTCCGCCACTTCCATGTTGAGGCCCGTCAGGCCGTCGAGGACGAGTGCCCCTTTTTGCCTTGCTAAGGCCTCTGCCACTTCCGCGCTGATGCCCTTTAGGCCGTTGAGCAGGAGAACACGCTGATGTCCCGCAAGGGCCTCTGCTACTTCCACGCTGATGTCCGTCAGGCCGTTGAGGGTGAGTTGCTTCCCTGCGTGTCCCGCGAGGGCCTCCGCCGCTTCGGCGCTGAGGTCCTTCAGGCCGTTGAGGAAGAGATTCCCCTGATGACCCGCGAGGACCTCTGCTACTTCCGCGCTGAGGTCCTTCAGGCCGTCGAGCACGAGATTTCCCTGATGTCCCGCGAGGGCCATGGCCACTTTCACGCTGAGGTTCTTCAGGCCGTTGAGGTATAGGTCTCTTCCTTGATACCCCGCGAGGGCCTCCGCCGCTTCGGCGCTGAGATTCGTCAGGCCATAGAGGTATAGGACTCTTCCCCGATACCCCGCGAGGGCCATGGCTACTTCCACGCTGATGTCCGTCAGGCCGTTGAGGGTGAGTTGCTTCCCTGCGTGTCCCGCGAGGGCCATGGCCACTTCGACGCTGAGGTCCTTCAGGCCGTTGAGGAAGAGCACACCGTGATGTCCTGCGAGGACCTCGGCCACTTCCACGCTGATGTCCGTCAGGCCGATAAGGGCGAGATTTCCCTGATGTCCCGCGAGGGCCTCTGCTACTTCCACGCTGATGTCCGTCAGGCCTTCGAGCACGAGATTTCCCTGATGTCCCGCGAGGGCCTCTGCTACTTCGGGACCGAGGTCCTTTAGTCCTTTGAGGTAGAGCCACCCCATGTGCTCCGCGAGGGCCTCCGCCGCTTCGGCGCTGAGATTCGTCAGGCCATTGAGGTATAGGACTCTTCCCCGATACCCCGCGAGGGCCTCGGCTACTTCCACGCTGATGTCCGTCAGGCCGTTGAGGGTGAGTTGCTTCCCTGCGTGTCCCGCGAGGGCCTCTGCTACTTCCACGCTGATGTCTGTCAGGCCGATAAGGGCGAGATTTCCCTGATGCCCCCCGAGAATCTTCGCAGCATCTGCGTCCAATTCTTCATACTCACCGAGTTTCACCGAATCCGTATCAGCGATGAATCGCCGAGCTACGGCCACATCGATGCGCCGGACCGATCTGAATATTGCTGTCTGCTTTCGCTCGATGATCTCGGAGACAATGCGGCTGGCGATGGACATCCTCTGGTCCATTCTGCGCACCATTCCGCCGATGTCCCCGGCTCCCAATCGCAGCTCTGATGAAGGTTCAGGTGAGTTCATCGGATTCATCATTCTCCAGCGCAGACGACAGGACGGAGATTTCCTCGTCGAGAATCGCAGCCTGCTCCGCGAAAAATGCAGCATAATCGCCGCACGCGGTCATGATCCGGTAGGTCTCCGATTCTTTCATTGTGCTCAAAGCCCGGCCGGTACGGGCCATTGCGTCACGAACGGCGGCGATTCGTGATTTGAGCTGCTCACTTCGACCAATCCCTCGAGAACCTTCAGGTGTGAACCCAGTGCCCGCCATGACCGCAAGCGAACGCAGCCGGCCAAGGTCCCCCTCCTCATATGCCTTGCGGACCTCGCGGAACATGGCCGCTGCCGCCTCCTCCTGACCCGGCTTGGCAAGGTCAGGATGGCACCTGCGGGACGCTGACCGGAAAAGGTTTCTCATTTCCTGCTGTTCCTCGGCGCTGAGTTTCCATTCGGTTCTCGCGTCTTCCTTCCGCCGGGTCTCGTTGTCTTGTGTGAACTCCCGGAATTCTTCCTCGGCGGCCCGCATTTCTTCAGCGGCTTCTGGATCGGCGCGGATCCGGCGCTTGAGAACATCCAACCGCATCCTCAGAATGGTGGCGATGCGGTCGCCGAGAGCTGCGGCATGGGCTGCATGGAACCGAGCCATCTGGTGCTCAAGTTCTGCCTGTTCTGTTTCCAGGTCGGCAAGCTCGGCAGTGACGCGCGTCAGTTCGGCTTCCAGCAAAGCTACTTCCGGATCGCTCCACTCCGCGAGTCTCACTCCGGAACTGAGAAGATCGCCAATCAGTTGATCCGCCTCCGTGTAGCGGTGGGCGGCCAGAGCATCAAGAATGGCCCCGAGAGCAGGTTCGCTGCGCATCGGCTCGAGTCTCATGGCGGCAACGGAAACCAGATCAATGTCGCCGAGAGCGAGCAGAGACCTTATCGCAGCAAGCCGGTTGGTCAGATCAGGCGTGAGATTCAATGCAAATTTAATCCGTCATGAGCCGACAGTCGTCAAGTGCCAGCCCTGCTCCACTGCTTGCGAAGCAGCCTGATGAACTGGGACGGAGCATTGCCTGAGCTGCCTGCGAACGTCCATGCCGTCCGCACCCCGTTCCTCCGCAGCAGGCAATGCTGGTACTGCGCCAGTCTCGCCAGCGGCATGAAGAGGATCCTCTCCTCGGGCCACCCGGTTTCGGCAGCGATGGCGAACACCTGCGCGGCTAGGTAGCCCGGCTCGTCGCAGGGACCGGCATCTTTCCCGGCAGTCCGCCGACCGGATCCACCTGTGCCGCCTCCAGTTCACGGCTTTGTTCCTCAAGCCTGCGGAAGGCTGTCTGGAAGTCCGCCGGAGCCAGAACTCCGCAGAACAGAAGCGCCGCCTCCCGGAACGCCTGAAGATCGAAGGATGCACGAACCACATCCGGCCAGGGGGCGCAGTGGGCGTAGACGAACCCCATGAGCGCACCGGTAAACTCCGGTGTGCCTTCTGTCGGCATTTCACCCTTCACGAGGGGATTCCCGGTGCGCAGGAGGACGTCGTAGCTGGCGAGGGAAAGGGGGCGCATGACGTGCCCGCCCACGATGGTTTCCACATCATGGAAGGCGGCGGAGAGGAGACTGCTGCGGTCGGCGTCGTTCATGGCAGGAAATGGTCAGAGGCGGCGGAGGATGAAGTCCTCGGCCTGAGGCGTGGCATCGAGGGGGATGAAGGCGATGCGTCCCCGTCGGCGGATGCAGGCCAGCGGGACGTCGGTGCGCAGCTTCTCCTCAAGCCGTTCCCGGTTCAGGAGGGCGCACTTGATGTAGGCGAACGGATGCTCCGGGTTGGCGAGGTGCCATGCGTCGTCGTGCCATGCGGCGATGAGGTCCTTCGTGAGGAGGCGTCCGTCGTGGCTGCGTGGCTCGAAGAACCAGACCATGCGCCCGGGACCGGCAGTGTTGTCCACCACGCGGACGAACGGCTTCTCGGCCAGCGGTA